GGTTGCCAAAACCTTGCCGGAATCCTGGCGTGAGGACTTGGCCGGCGGCGACAAGGCATTCCGCAAGACGCTCGACCGATTCGACAGCCCGGCGGCGCTTGCAAAGGCCTACAAGGAGCTCACCGTCAGGCTCTCCTCCGGCGACCTGAAAGCGACGAAACCACCCCCCGACAATGCGACGCCGGAGCAACTTGCGGCTTGGCGTGCCGAACAGGGCCTGCCGCAAAGCGCAACCGCCTATGTGGATGGACTGCAGCTTGGCGATGGCACAGTGACGGGCGAAGCCGAGACGGCGTTGCTTGCTTCCTTTGCGGACGAGGCCTTGAAAGGCCGATTGACCGCCGATCAATACAACCGGGCGGTCGGCTGGTATTTCGACATGCAGGACCGGCTGGCTGCCCAACGCGACCAGGCCGACGCGGCTTTCAAGCACGAAGCGTCGGCGGATCTCATGCGCGAATGGGGCCATGATTACGCAACCAACCGCAACGCTATTGCGCAGTTCTTCGATCGGAGCTTCCCGGAGGATTTTAGAGAGGCGCTACTGACCGCACGCTTGCCCGATGGCCGTGTCTTTGCCAATCATCCGACCTTCAACAAGGCGATCTTGGAGGTGGCAAAGTCCATCAATCCGAGCGGCGTGATCTTGCCGAATGCCGCCGGCGGCAGCCTATCCAACGTGGAGAGCCGCATTGCCGAGATCGAAGGGAAATATATGCGCGCGCCGCACGGCTCCGATCTGTGGAAAAGCTACTGGAGCGGCGATTCCGGCGCTCGCATGCAACAGGAATATCGCGGTTTGCTCGCGGCGCGGGAGCACGCACGGCGTGGCCGCGCGGAATAAGCCCCGTGAGCCACACTCAATCTCCATCGCAACGACACGGATCACCCCATTCAGCGAGACGATCGGACATCCCGTCAACAGCCGTGTCTACAGGGGTCCTCCTGACCTCGCCCGATCCGGCTGCGGCGGCACCGAACGACTCGCAATTTCACCCGCCGATGGAAAGCCCTGCGGGGCATGTGCCGGCGCTGGTTGCGGGAAAACACACCGCTGTTGTCGGCGGCCTCTTCACGTCCTCTGACAGCCGACGGATTGACCCCTCAAGCCAGCCAACCCCGATCATGCGCCCACGGATAACCGGAACGGAGGCACCGAAACGATGACCAAGAAGGACTGGATCAATGGCCGACTCGGCATTCCAGATTCAGTATCGGAGCGAGTTCATCGCACAGTTCGAGCAGGGCCAATCTTGGCTACGCAACGTCTGCACGACTGAGGCGGTGATCAAAGGCAACCAGGCGATGTTCCTGGTGGCCGGTTCCGGCGGCGCAACTGCCGTCACGCGCGGCCTCAACGGTAACATCCCGCCGCGCGTCGACAGCCTCACGCAAGTCCCGGCCACTCTTGTAGAGTGGCACGATAAACCGCAGCGCACCGAGTTCAACATCTTTGCGAGCCAGGGCGACGGCCGTCGCATCATGCAGAGCTCGACGGTCAAAGTGTTGAACCGCAAGATCGACCAGGACATCCTGGGCGTGCTTTCGGGCGCATCGAGCAATCTCGGCTCGCCTCAGGCGATGACTCTCGCCCTCGCAACGCGCGCGCTGGCCCACCTCGATCTGCAGGACGTCGACACCACCGAGGAAGACAACATGTTCTTCGTCGGCTCGCCCGCCATGCGGGCCTACCTGATGCAAATCGCGGAATTCCAGAAGGCTGAATATGTCGAGATCAAGCCCCTGGTCGGGCCGGCTCGGCGCTTCCGCCGCTGGGCCGGCTTCAACTGGATATTCCATCCGCACCTTCCGAACGTGGGCACGGCCAGCGAGCAGTGCTTCGCGTTCCATCGCTCCGCCGTCGGTCACGCGGTGAATACGGGCGAGATGGACGTCCGTGCCGGCTACAACGAGGAGAACGCCTACTACTGGGCGCGCTCCTCGATCTTCATGGGCTCCGCATTGCTGCAGAACTCCGGCGTCGCCGTGGTCAACCACGACGGCTCGAAATACACGTAATCCAGACGACAGATGACGGAGATCAGATGACGGATTCGGCCGCGGCCGTTTCTGTCATCTGTCATCCGTCCTCCGTCATCTGAAAATCCGAAGGATTTTCACAATGGCGTACACAACCGGCACTCTTACCTACATTGCGGGCGGTCCGATCGAGGGCGCGTGGAAGCTGTGGGAATACACCACGACCGATACGCTGGCCCAGGTGACGGCCGCAGGTTACATCACGGATGCGACCTTCAAAGGCATGAGCCTTGGGGATTTCGTCATCGTGGCAAACCAGACGAACCCGCAGGGCTATATCCTGCAGGTTCAGAACCTGACCGCCGGCACCATGAGCGTGTCCGGCACCGCCACCCTCGCCGCTCCGGCCGGCGTCGGCGGCTCGCAGCTGGCATTGCCGCGCAACATCATCGACGGCGGCGACTTCACCACCAATCCGTGGCAGCGCGGCACCAGCTTCACGGGAATCGCCAGCGCGGTCACCTACGCGGCGGACCGTTTCTTTGCCGTCGGCGGCGCGTCATCCTCGATCTCGGTGTCGCAGATGACGGGCGTCACGGCCGTGCCCGGGTTCAGTCAGGCGTTGCAGTTCGGCCGCGCCGCCGCGAACGCCAACACGGCGGTGATCAACCTCGGTCAGGTTGTCGAGACGCTCGACTCCATCCGCTGCCAGGGCCAGATCATCACGCTGTCGTTCTGGGCCCAGGCCGGCGCCAATTGGTCGCCGGCGAACGGGGCGCTCAACGTGCTTCTCGCCAGCGGTACAGGCACCAACCAGACCGCCGCCAGCCTGGTGGCCGGTACCTGGACAGGCTTGAGTTCGCTCGCGCTGACGCCGCAGCAGAACATCTCGCCGAATTCCTCGCCCACTACGGCGGTGCTGACAGCGGGCGCAAACATTGCGCAGCAGATCACGACGAGCTGGCAGCGCTACGCCTTCACTGCGACGGTGCCGGCGGCCTCAACGCAACTCGGCGTCCTGTTCAATGCCACGCCAGCGGGGACCGCCGGCGCCGCGGACTTCGTGCAGGTCATGGGCGTCCAGCTCGAGATCGGCGCGCAAGCGACTCCATTCGAGCACCGTGATATCGAACTGGAGTTGGCGATCGCCCAGCGCTACTTCTTCAACATTCCGGAGCCGGCTTCGGGCGTCATCGTCGGCGCCGGCATGGTGGCGGGCGCGACCTCGGAAATCATCTTCATTCCGCTGCCAGTCCAGATGCGCGCCGCGCCGACCGTCACGGTGTCGGCCGGCTCCTTCAAGTTCAACCTCGCGGGCACGGCCACCGCGGTTGGGACTTTTGCGGCCGGCTCGACCCACACGCCGAACTACATCAGCGTGACCGGTAACGCCGCCGGCACCGCCGGCCAGGGCACCCTGCTTCAGGGCGGCGGCGGCGCCGGATTTATTCAGGCAAGCGCAGATTTTTAAACAGATGACAGATGACGGAGGACGGAGGACAGAAACTCTGTCCTCCGGACTCTGACTTCTGACCTCTGACATCTGACATCCGTCATCTGACATCCGTCATCTGGGACCCTCATGACCACACAGCTCTTCATCTACAACGAGGCGCTCGGCCATCTCGGCGAGCGTCAGCTCGCAAGCCTGTCCGAACCACGCGAGCCGCGTCGCGTCCTCGATTCTTATTGGTCGGACGTGGCCGGCTTCTGCCTGTCGCAGGGTTTATGGAAATTCGCGAGACGCACCGTCCAGGTCGACAACAGTTCTTCGCTCACGCCGCAGTTCGGTTTCAACTATTGCTTCTCGATCCCGGTCGATTGGGTGAGAACCATCCAGGTCTCGGCGTCGCCGAACATGGACCCGCCGCTGCTGCAATATAGCGATGAGGCGGGGCTCTGGTACGCCAATCTCACGCCGATCTACGTCTCCTACGTTTCGAACGATCCGATTTACGGGATGAACATCGGGAGTTGGCCGGAGCATTTCACCGACTACGTCTCGCTTCGCCTTGCCCGACAGGCTTGCCTGCGCATCACCAACGACAAAGAGCTGAAGGCGGCGCTGCTGAGAGAGGAAGATCGCGCCCGCCGTGTCGCCAAGGCCGAGGAAGCCATGGACGAGCCGCCCGGCCTTCC